AGATCTGGCTACGAGTGCCTTTGCCGGATCTGAAAAGCCAGGAAGATTGTTCATGGCAATAGTAAATCGGCATGTAAGATAAATATCAAATGAGGTAATATATTTAGGATTTATTGTAACTGGATCGCCGCCGCTTATTTGTAATATTGTCTGAAGAGCAGCATCAGCTTCACCTTTTCTCGGAGTTCTTGCATCACCGAGAGTGGCGGCGAGCTTACCCATAAGTGAAGATAGACCATGCGTATTTGCTAATGCTTGAAAACTCGTAGCAGTATATTGATTTTTACCGAGCATACTATGTAATGTCTCAAGTATAGTACCTTTTCCTGTTCTCGGATCACCAATAAACAACATTACTTTTTCTTGAGTCATATCCGGCACAATATTATAACCTAACCATTGAGATATTGTTTCCATAGATTCATCGTCTTTATTAAGTATTTCATAATAAGTGTCCATACATAAATTTGATTCAGCTTTTGGATCATAATCATAGGGAAAAACACTATAAGTAAATAACCGTGGATTAGGTGGAAGTAAGTCAGTATTACCCGATTCCATATATTCTTTTACATCAAGCATACCATTCTTGAAAATTATAAGATCATTGGGATGTGGATGATCTTCATTATCGAGCCATATTGGGGGATCTTTTTCTATTGGACACCATGTGTTTAAAGCATCGATAATATCATTTACTTTCGCCCTGGTTGGTTTATATGGAATTATCTCTATGCCTTTTGCGGTAGCTTTTATATATTTTTTCCCTTCAAGAAATCTATATAAATCTCCTTTGAATGCTGGCATTGATAAATTTTCATAATGATCTTTCTTCCATTCTACCCATTGACCGCGATAACTACGAAGTACAGGTACGCCATTCAGCATATGAGATTCATTCATAAATCGTTCAGCAATAAGAAAAGCTATATCACTTGAGAATATATTGGGGTCTATTGCTTCTATTTTCTCATTATGTTTTTCGACATATTCAAATAATACTTCTTGAGTAAGTCCACGTTGCAGCCATTGTCGTAAATCTTTAATACCTTCAGGTGGCAATATACATTTGATATTTTCAGTCATATCTTTAATATTAAGATATGTTTTTTGCATCCCTGCTTTACCAGCACCGGCATCATTATCACCTATGATCCAAACTTCTTTACCCGCAAGAGGCATTTCTTTGAGGATCGCCATACCCCCTTCAGCAGAAGGCCGACCAATAGCAACAAAGCCGAGAGTCGCGGCAGCAAGTACATCAGACGCACCTTCCACGATAAGAGTGGGTAAATCCGTTTCCAATAACACCATACTGAACCTGTTAGCATTTGCTTGTCTTTTCTTGTCGAGTATATGAAGATGTCCATCAGGTGAGATCTCACGTATGGAATTTTCTTGAATACGACTACATGCCACGGCAGATGGACCTCTTGGATCTTCGTAATCTGAGGAAACTCTACACCAATCTGGTTTTGCACAGATGGGGCAAATATCTCCTGTTCGGTGAACCTGGACCCAGTGAAACTTTCCCGCATCATATCTTTTATCTCCGACTTCATGATCTGAATTAAAAGGATAAATTAATCCACGTTTAGATCCCGATTCCATGAATTTTTTACCATCGTGATAACGTTTAAGTAAACCGATGATGTCACCTTTAGCATCACGTTCAGCAAAAACCCAGGCATATTCACCAGGATAATATCCTACTCCGAGTTCTTCTAAGGATTCTACAGTAACGCCAAGCTCTTCAGCGAAGAGTTCTAACATTCCTGTAGTGATATTGTTTTTGAAGATCTCGAATTGTTCGGCAAATGTTAAGTCCATCGATTTTTCCACAATGGGGCGAGTGAGATCTCTAAATCGCATATCTGCGAACCTCGCCCCTAACCAAATATATACCTTACGACCTGGTCAATGATCATAAGGGAGTATAAACTAAAACTTAGCAACGCTTTCAAGCGTTTTCTGTTGAACTTGATACCATTGTTCTTCAGTGATATTCTCTGAAGTTGCATCAGGACCGCAAATTTCAGCAATATTACTATGCCACACTTCAGCTATCGTATCATCATCAATAGTGGGATCATGTAACTCTACGATTGCTTGCCAGGCTTCACCCATTGTACAGGCTTCTTTCGCTGTTTTCGGTGGTGGTACTACAGCATCTTTTGATGGTGGTTTAGGCGGTGGTGATGTAGATTTTTTAGCCGCAGCCCTGTTTTTAGCTGATTTTTCAGCGAGCTTACGTTGCTTTTCTTCGGATGTCGGTGGTGCAACGTCATCAGCAGGTACTCGTGCTGGATGTACCTTAGCCGGAGCTTTAGCAGCTTTAACTGGTGCCTTTGGCGTTGCAGATTTTGCAAAAATAGCAGCAAATTGTTTATCCAAATCTTTTAACTCATTAGCATCAAGCTTACGAAGCTGTTGCCCTGGTTCAGCATCATATACATCAATCCAATTAACTTGATATGGATATGTAGCTTCCTCGTAAGTATTTTCTCCGATTCTAACCTGAAATTCAAGATCATCATATTTGCCTTTAGCAAGTTGAGCTAACGATCTGCCATCCCAATTAAATACTTTCTTAACCTGTTCCATGCTAAGTGTTGGTCCGATTTCTCCACCTTTTTTCTTGATGGCACCACAGAGACATAAGTAAGCAGTAATTTCAGCGTTCCATTCACTGTAATCAAACCATTGTCCTTCTTTTGCATCATAGACTTCAGTTAGGAAAACTCTTACATTAAACCACGGTAATACTTTACCCAATATTTTAGATTCCTTCCCATCTACACCCCACTCAAGGAGTTTACAATGAAATGTTCCAGTTCTATCTAAACCCATATTTTACCCTTTCAATTAAAACCTCTACTTTTTTTATAGTGTACTCGTTTACCATCTTTTTCATTTCCACAAGTACAAAATGCTGTTTGAAGTTTTTTATCTACATCCTGATAAATTTTTCCCCATTTACGAAGCTGACTTCTTTTCACTTTTTTACAATCCCCGAAAGATATTATTTCATCATAATCCCAGGTTAATGTTTTACTAAGCTTATCTTTTGATATTTTTCTTGCTGCAATTAGGCTTTGTATATAATATGGTACTGTGATTTTGAAATGCCATATTCTCCCTTTACGTAGTAAATGGTCAAACCAATTCTTATATTTTGTTATAGAAATTAAAAATTCGGCCACAAACCAATCATCATTAATTTGATGAACCGACACTACAAATCCAGGATCAGGTGTTTTAATTTCAGTTTTTAAAATTTCTTCAACTTGTTCTATTAAATTTTTCATTTTTACCCTTTCAAAAATTAACTGGTTTAGATTCGTCAATATTCTTCCAAACCCTTTCTTTTACAAATAACACATAATTTTTCATTATCTGGTATCGGTGTACCACATGAAGCACACCGTGTTAGTCCGGTACTGGCTATTAACTCATTTACATCTTTTTCTGTGACTGGTTTTTTGGCAATTTTTGGATTATATCTTGCTATAAATTCGTTATAGTAATCATCTGATATAATTCCATGCTTGTGTTGCTCTCTTGCCACCAATAATGCCATATGCTCAAAGGCTACACGTTCACAAGCTGCTATCTTTCCAGGATCCCCATGGCAAAACTTAAATTTAAGCCCGGAATTACATGGGCATAAATCATTTCTTTTAGGTTCTGGTCCTTTGAATTGTATACCCATCTTTCGTATCCTTTTTATACCACCATTCATTTCTTGATTTTCCACAGTGATGGCAAATCCAAAAAGTTATTTCACTCCTTCCATGAGACCTATACACACAGATAGGACTATGACCTAATAGCCAGCAAAGATACTTTCTCATATTATTCACCACCTTCCTCTGGAATATTACGCCAGGCTTCATTGAATAAAAACTGCCAAACAGAATCATCACTCGGTTCATCAAACGACACTGCCGGAAATCTTGGGGGGATGGTTCGTGACTTAGCTTTATAATGAGGTTCCGGTGCATGAATGTGAATAATTCTATTACCGGTCGATGTAGCTTTAGCTACTTTAGCTTTCTCACTATCCTTCGCAGCAATTACACCTTCATTAGCAATCTTGAAAACATGATCGGCCCATTCACAATACAATCCCCAGATTGCAGGGGTACTACCATGCTTGGCCTGTAATTTAGGTACATCACAGAGATAATCTTCACCACCGGCATTAGCAAGGCGAATTTGATCCATCTGACAAAGAATACAAATATTTTTACCACGCCGGATTAAGGCGTCAAAATCTGCAAGAGGTAAACGCATAGTATCGTAGAGATGACGATAGCCTTTACCCCAACCATATTGTTCAATATTCTTCATGCGATTACTACTATTTTCGCCACCTAATACGTTTTCAAGAGTCCATTCAAGTGCCCATTGTTCAAGAATAGTGCCAGTATCAACAACAAGAGTTTCATAATCATCAAAAAGATCTACTTGTTGTATAGCCATACGGAAATCATCAAATGATTCTAAACCGGGTATATTTTTTAACCGTTCATTAGTTTTAGGATTTCTGATTTTACGACCGCCATCATCAAGACCAGCGAATACGGGTTTAGGCAGCATCGAAGCAAGTGTTGTTTTGCCCATACCTGAATCAGCATAGCCAATGATCTTTTCACCTTCTTTGGCACCACTCCAAGTTGCTATCTGGAATGTTTTATTGACTTTCTGTTGCTGTTTGACCCTCGATTTGCCGGGCATGACGGACACCGGGGCAAGGGGGGCTTTTGGCAACGACTTCTTTTTTGTCGGTGGATTTTTCGATAATGACATCTTGTTTCTCCTATTCTAATTTAGAATATATTTCATCGACTTGAT